TTAGCAGACAAAGTTGAAAAACTGCAATCTGAAAATAAAAATCTAAAGCTGATGCAAGCGTTTAACAACGTTGTAAAGACTGAAGGTGCAGACGAAGAACTTACTTGGTCTTACTTGATGGCAAAAGGTGGATTAACAGATTTAGATGTTGATGACCCAGAGCTATCTGGCAAACTTACAGAAATGATAGGTGCGGCAGTAGAAAGTAAACCAGTTCTGAAAACTGATGCTTCGCCAGCAGTTGCAAAGAAAAGTGGTATTGATATGTCTAACGATAATCAACCACTTGATACTGAATCAAGGATTAGACAACTTGAAGCAGATAAAAATTTAAAAGAAGCAAGAAAGTTAAAGTCTCAAAGACTATATGAGTTAGCTAAAGACAATAACTAAGTATTAATTTAACAAGTTGATTATTAAAAAGGAGTAAGTCAGAAATGGCAGGAATTACAGGGCAAGGTCAGACTTTTAATCTTCCTAATTATGTGGGAGATTTATTTGAGTTGACCCCAAGCGATACTCCATTTTTAAGTTTAATTGGTGGACTTAGTGGTGGAGAATCCACAACAAGTCCTTCATTCCAATGGCAAGCATACGATTTGAGAGCTGCTGCGGTAGATAACGCAGCTTTAGAAGGCGCTAACGCACCTACTAGCGAATCAAGAGTTAGAAGTAACTACTACAACGTATGCCAAATTATGCAAGAATCTATTGAAGTTTCATACTCAAAGATGGCAGCTATTGGTGCTTATAGTGGAGAAAACATAGCTGGAGAAAATCCAGTAACAAACGAAATGGACTTTCAAGTCGAGCAAATGCTAAAGCAAATTGCTAGAGACGCTGAAAAATCATTCTTAGAAGGCGCATTTAACGACCCATCAGATAACACTACCGCTAGAAAAACACAAGGTATTGCTAACGCTGCTGGAAATAGCGTTGATGCAGCTGACGCAGTATTAACAGAAGATATGGTATTAGACCTTATGCAAGCAGTATGGGAAGATGGCGGAATCCAAGTTTCCGAGACTGCAACACTTATGGCTAACGCTAACGTCAAAAGACAGTTAACAAAACTATTTGTTACTGACAAGAACTATCGTGAAGAATCACGTAACGTTGCTGGCGTAAACGTAACAACCATTGAAACTGATTTCGGTAAAGTTAACGTTCTCTTAAACAGACACGTCAACGTACAACAACTTTATGTTGTATCTGCCGAATTGTGCGTACCAGTATTTATGAACATCCCAGATAAAGGATTCTTATTCGTAGAACCTCTTGCAAAAGAAGGCGCTGCTGAAAAGTTCCAAATTTATGGAGAAGTTGGACTTAAATATGGTAATCCAAATGCACATGGTAAAATTGTTAACATTGCTGCTATCTAAGTAGTAATTAAATAATTAGGATAAGACCGACTTTCGAGTCGGTCTTTTCTTTTTATATGTTAAAATTCGGACATGGATTTTATAGATAAAGATGGAGTTATTCACAAAAACTATCCACCAATCCAAGCTGAAAGACGCGGATGGAAACCATTAGACGAGAAAGCTAAGGTTAAGGAAAAAGTTAAAGTGAAAGCTACAAAAGTAGAAGAAGAGGAATAATGTCTTGGTACATGCTTAACGACGAACCTATCTTTTTTGAGAATGATTCTCTAATTGATAAAGAGTTAAAGAAAAAAATTAAAAAAATAGAAGCACCAGATGCAATCGGCGGCGCATGGAAAACCAAAACAGGTAAAAGAAGAGTTGCGGCAACAAAGTTAGTATCACTAGAAGAAGAGTAAACAATGAGCAATAAAGTATTTTTACGACCAAGTTATTGCACAACTTCTGAATACGAGACAGTTACTGGCAGAACTGCTAGTGCTGATTCAGTAACGTTGGCAAAACTTAAACAAGCATCAGATATTATTGATTATCACGTGAATGTTGCATTTAAAGTAGATTCATCTGGTAATCCAACCAATGTAGATGTTCACGACATACTAAAAGAATCTACTGCGTATCAAATGGAATATATGGTAGAACTAGGATTAGAAGATTTTGATAAACTAGAACTTACTGGACAAGTACAATTAGGTTCACTAAAACTAGACAAATATCCAGACATACTTGCACCAAGAGCAAAAAGATTATTAGTTAATCATGGATTTTTAGGACATACTGCTGCGGTCTTTTATAACTACGATGATTCTTTACCTAAAGCAATTACTGATGACCAGACATTTGAATAATGGGAATAATAAGTCCACTACTACAACATTCTGCTACCAGAAGTTCTTTACAAGGAATGTCTGCTTATGGAGAAGTATTTGATACTTCTGAAGATATACGTTGCAGAGTAGAACCACAATCTAAAAGAATCTCAACAGAAAACGCAAATGAAACTTTAGCATCTGCAAAATTGTACGCAGAAAAAGACCAAACATTAGAAGTAGGCGATAAGATTATATTTGATTCAATAACATATTTTGTTTTACAAGTTAATAAGATATATGGACTTAGTACAATCAGTCATATTGAAGCTGATTTAGGAGTTGATACTACAAGTGGCTAAAAGGTTTTTATTTGAATGGTTTGGAGATGATGTACACAAGAAAGTAATGAGTGCAACAGAACGCGGACTTATCAAAGGATTAGAATTTGTTAAACAAGAATCAGTAAAGATAGTTCCAAAAGATACTGGAATGTTAGAAAAATCTGCAAGCGTAAAGATAAGTAATGATAGTAAACAAGGCGCAGTATCTTACGATACTCCATACGCTATAAGGCAGCATGAAGAATTAGGTTATAGACACGCAGAAGGTAGAACTGCTAAATATCTTGAAATACCATTTCAACAAAATCAAGGTAAAGCATTAGAAATAATGCAAAGAGAAATAAGGAGAGAAACAAAATAATGTTGGCTTCAGAAGTAGCTGAATGGATAGGCACTAACGTTACAAGTTGCAGCTTCGACACAACTGGTGTATCTGGTAATGTATTTATTTCTACATTGCCATCTAGTCCAGACACAGTAGTAATGGTAAGTGAGTATGGCGGCATAGTAGATGACAAAAATCCATTTAGTGATATTAATGTACAAACAAGGATTCGTGGAACAAAAGACCCAAGAGTTGGATATAACATAGCAAAAGAAATATTTGATGAGTTACAAGGACTTACAAATACTACGCTAATATCTAGTGGGAAGCATGTAGTCAAAGTTAACGCGTTGAATACTCCAATCGATATTGGACGTGATGACAATGGCAGACATGAATGGACAGTCAATTTTCAAATTGAAGTCCGCGATGTAGGAACTAACAGAAGTTAGTTTTAAAAAGAAGGAAAGAAATGGCAAACGCAAAAGTAGCAGCTAAAACTGCAACATGGGAAGTATCAACAGATAGTGGTTCAAGTTTTACCGCAATCAATGGTATTACCGACTTTTCTATGTCTAACAGTCCGACAGATGCTGATATTACCGATTTCGGTAGTGGTGTAAATACAGAGCATAAAGTAATCAGAAGAGCTATTGAGTTTTCAATCAATGGTTTTTGGCTAGAAGATGATTCAACAGGCGATATTGATGCTGGACAAGAAATTATCTATGATGCTGGTAAATCTGATACACCTTATGTTTATAAGCTAACTACTAATGGTGGTTCAACAATCGTGTTCACAGGAACTGCGGTGTTTACACTTGCAGGAGATGTTAATAATGTTATGACATGGAGTGCAACAATTAGGGCAACAGGCGCAGTTACTTATACTGACGCTTAGTTCTAAAGAAGGAAGGTAAATCTATGAGTGGAGATATTAATTACAAAGACTTCGATGCTGCATGGGAAGAGCAAGTAGCAGAACCATACGTCGTAAAGATACGTGGTAAGAAGTATGAACTACCAGCTTCGGTATCGGCAGCGTTTATGTTAGAGATAACTAAGATTACAAATCAAAAAGTTCTTCATTCTAATAAAATATTAAATGACACTATTGCAAGAGATGAAAGAGTTGCAGCACAAAATACATTATTGACCACTAGAGATAATATAAATTCACTAGCAACCCTTACATATACAAAAGGAAACCTTGAAAAGAGTGATATAGAAGTAGAAGGTCCTGAAGTATTTACTCAAATAGATACAGATATAAATGAAACTGTTAAAGAAATAACAGATAATATTAATAGCCTTGTGCAAGATGGACATATAAAAGCACCTGCTGCTGCTGATTTATTTTCAGAACTAAGAAGAAGTCAGGCACTTGGAACTGTGAGACAAGTAGTTGATCGACTTGGTGAAAATGGAACTGCTATAAAAGGTATTGAACAGTTAATGCAAAGTAAGTATCCATCACAAAAACTTATTAATACGATTATAGAAATATCAGATGGTGCTGTTACTATAGATGATTTACAAAAAGTATTTGATCTTAAGAACAATTTAAATCTCTCAAGAACAGATATGGGTATTATTACTCGTGAAATTAGTAATAGATCAGGTGATGCAGATAAACTAATGACTGCAATGGGAGATAGTTATACTACATCAAATTTTGCTAATTTATTAAATGGATCTACAACATCACCTACTATTTTACAGAATAATAATAAAACAAGAGATGGTTTAAATGCAGGTTTAAGCAAAGAGTTAGGTACAAAAATTACATCAATGAATTTATTAACTATGCCACAAGAGCAATATGATATGGCATTACGAATGGTGAGAACACAACCTGTTGTACCTACATCAATGCACGAGTTATTTAAACACCC